AGTACTACTTTCATTTCTCCTCTGTAATCACTATCAACAACACCTGCTCCAATATCTATTGATTTCTTGACAGCAAGTCCCGATCTTGGTGCAATTCTAATATAAAATCCCTGATCAAGCATCTTTAGTTTTACACCTGTTCCCACACATTTACGAGAATGTGGTTCAACAACAATTTTTTCGTTTGAAAAGAGGTCATATCCGGCAGATTGCCGACTCCCTTTTACTGGCATTTTACCACCATTTACTAGAATTAATTCAATACTATGCATTTTTCTAATGTTATATAATTTATGCTTTAATAATCATTTTCATTTAAATGCAAGGGTCCTGTTCCCGCGCTTTATCATCAAGGTCACGATCTACTCTGACGAGATTTCCGTAGCTGAGCAATTTGTATCATACAAAAAAATAAATTATCTTAGAAGCCAGTCATACTATCGGTGTATTCAGGGTTGAACCTAGCATTATGAAAGTCCCAGTATTCTGGGCATCCAAATTTCCAGTCCTTGGGTGCAACTGGTGCTTTCCAGTAATAGACACAATCTTGCCATCTATTTGTCTGAGTTGCTCCGTGGATGTACAGGGCGTGATAATCGTTCGTCAACTGATCCATCAGTTCACAGAAGGTAGCGAAGTCTGGAATAATGGAGGCATAATTCTTATATAGAGCCTCTCGATTCTTAAGCAAAGGTTCACGGAGGATGAAGATACCATCAACATTGGTACGAATTACAGGTTTTACGTCCATTGCGTACTGTAGAGATAAAATATACAATAGCTTCCAGTGTCTTCCTTTCTTATAGAGTGCCTGTTGTAGAGGTTTATTAAAAACTCTGGGATCATCTGTACAGTCATCAAGAATGAGCACCGCCCAGGGATTAGAAAGGTGTTTATGAGCAAGTTTCTGACGCCTCACAATATCTTTGATCTTTTCTTCATCATAAGAGTTAAATATAAACGTGCTTGGCATTATTTCCTCGTATGCGTGGTTCGTATCCTCTGAACCACTCATGGCGGCTCCTACAGGGAATATATGCTTTTTAGAATATAACAGAGCTTTGATCAGTGTACTCTTGCCCGTACCGGGCTTTCCTACAATGACAAGCTTACACCCACCATTGTAGGTAGGATCCTCAAATCTACTGGTAATAGGTGGAATCATGTCCGGATTGAGCTCTTGGATTTCAATTACAGAAGGGCTACTCATGTTTGGCACTAGAAACCGTTTGTTTAAATGATTTAGTTTTATCTAGACAAAACTAAATGGTAAAAAAATCTATACTGGCTTATATCGTAACACTCATTATTGTGTCGATAGCTGTATATTTTGTTCTCAAATGGAGAAAAAATAAACCTATTATACACCACTTTAGAGCATCCACATTTTGGAAAGCTTTCGTATTGAACTCGATAGCCGCTTCCTTGGTAATCTTTATTGCATTAACGACCAAGAAAAATTTTGATACTTTTCACGTCGGTAATGACGATGAATATATTATTGATCCGAAAAAGATCGTTCAAAGGACTAATTTTACTAGTATTTTCCTTACACTCGCGTCTACTTTCGTAACATCAATGGCTGCTTACACAATAATGTATGTCTTGTTTGGCTTTGGGGGTGGACTTTTGGCAAATTAAAATTATACCGATTAGTATAATTTAACAATTAGCTCAAGTAGGAATGAGCCATATCAGGCGATAATAATAAAGAAGCCGATGGTTTACCCAAATCGTTCTCACCTACCTTTTGTTTTGAACTTACAATCAGAGCAGCCACACCGCATACAAGTGCAAAAGTTACGGAATAACATAGGAGCAGAGTTGGTACGATCTCTGCTTTACCTTTAGAGTTCAATCTCTGAATCCAAGAAGGTCGCGACAGATATAGAATACCTGCAGATAACAAGAATGTTACTCCTATTGCCATTAGACTTATATCATTGGGTTTTTTAAAATCTAACATTTTATACCTAGTGAAGATAATATTAGTAATCGGAATCGTCAGAGTCGAAACCGCACTTCTCCTCCTCTACAAGTTCCTGCGACTTGATATATATCGAGATCTTTCCCAGACTTCCCACACTGGACCTGAAAAGCAATGGAAGTTTGCCATTTGCTGGGAAAATCTGCATAGTGTTGCTCAGACCTGCTAACTTGGTGATACGGGATAGCTGATCAGTAGTGAACGTTGCGTAGTATTCCTTGGATTTCTCTTCGTCAGAGTCTTCGTCGTCAGAGTCTTCGTTCTCGCCAAAAGAAACTTTACGTTTAAGGATCCCATCGGCATCAGCAATGAATTCAATATGAAAGTCTCGTGCACGCACATTAATATTAATACTCCCTATACTGCTAAGATCTTTACACATCTTCTGAAACTCTGAGGAAGGTACAATGACAGGTTTACCGTAACCAGTTGGAATATCTATGTCTAGATTCTGGATCTCTTGGATCTTAATCCCCGACGTGGTAACACGAGTATTCTCCTTTGGGATGGTTTTAATACCAAGCTCGTTTGGAATGGCTGTATCGATAAAGAGCTGTAAAGAATCTTTTTTCTTAATAGATTTTAACATTCGATGGAAGTGGTTAAGGTTAAGACCCATGCAGAATTTCTCATCAAAACGAAACTTATATAGAGAAAAATTTTCTCCCAAGAGTCGTAAGTCTACCAAGGTTTTACGATGGTAATCGAACATTCTTAGGACGATACCATCGTTACAAACTTCAAAGCATCCTGTCTTGAGGTTATTTGTAAGGAGCTCAGCCAATACTTTGATCTGATAGGCCTCTCCTGTCTTACACTTGAATTTCACCGGCATTTGAGATGAAAGGGTTAATACCTTAAACCGCAATTTCAAAAAAAAGTGTAATATAAAATAAACAGATGACAAAATATTTAGACAAACCTGTCGCATACCTTGAAGATCAAGATTTCGACGAAGAGGGAAATCTTATCGCGCCAAATATACCAAGTGGGGTACCAGTTGTTATTATGTTACAATCCTCGTGGTGTACGCATTGTACATCGGCTAAGACGGAGTTCCAAAGTTTTGCAGATGCTACGGTAGGAAAAGTATTCTGTGCAACCGTACAGGTTGATGGTGACCGTCCTTCTGAGAAAATTTTAGGTAATAGAATAAAAATTCTTAAGCCCAAGTTTAGAGGATTTCCCGATTATCTCTTGTATCAGAACGGGAAAAAAATTGACAAAGAAATACAAGGGAGAGACGTTCGACACCTCAGGGACTTTAGCCAAGTCTGACAATCTTATCCCATAAAGACTTATTAGGTTTTACGGAGCGATACTCAGGGTTAGGGTGTAAGAGAGAAGTCACCATAAGAGATACTGATGAGTCAATGTTAGCATTGTGCATCGCTCTCTTAGCATATGCTTGCATATTATTTCGATCTGTTACATTCTCGAATAAGGGATTATGTCTCATCGTTAGAATATAACCAACCATACCCACGTTCCACAAGTCCGTATTACGATGTATTTTATAATTATAAAATATCTCAGGACTTGTATAATCAGGTGTCCCGATATTTTCTTTTATACCCCGTTGCCCTGTAGCAGAGTGTGTTCTCATAGATTCAAAATCTATTATACTCAGTTTTTCTTTTTGAGAGTCCCATATAAGATTTTCGGGTTTAATGTCGAGATGAGAGAGATTATTCTTTTGATAAGATTTTATATGGTGCAAGAGTTGTTCCAGGATATTCAGCACATTTAGATTATTTTCCGCACCGTTTATCAAATGGTAAAAAAGGTCTTTACCGGGTACATATTCGCATTCGGTAATAACTATACTATCAAAATTATGACAATGATATAACCTAGGAACGGGTAGGTTAAGGTACTGACATTGTAAGTGATTATACGTTGTGTATGCCCCAGCGGTCAGCGATAGTTCCTTGAGTAGGACTTTTCTATCGTGCACTGTATCCCATCCTGATGCTAAGGTATTTTCGTTCTGGAGAAATTTAATACCCTGTATTCTTGAACAACTTTTACGTAGTCTAGTGATCATTTCTCCTTCCATAGTTATTTAATTAAGTCTTGCTAAATAACAAAATGGTCCGTATTAACAATAAGTTCGACTTCGATGTCTACCAATTTGACACCTTTCAAACTGTTGCTGAGAGGCTGGCTGCCGTCATGAATACTCTTCCTAAATACTTGTACTTAGAGGTTCCAGTCAAAACAATCTCTGAATTCCGAAAGAAGGAGAATGTAACAATTGGAGATTTACTAACGGATATGAAGGTTAGAAAGCTTCCTCAAATACTATCAAGCTTGGATAAGAACCAATTTCTTGTCAAAAAGGAATTAGATATAATGGATGACGTTGTTGCTCCGTATGTTGCATACAATACAACATTACAAAATGCAGAAAAAGAAATGCGTGGGATACTTCTCCTACAAATCCAGAAGAACTTTTCGGATGGAACAGTAGTGCGTTCTCAATTGTTTTGGCGTAATAAAGATAAAACGCAACATAACATTATCCGAGCAATAGAAACAAATAAACACAAAGTGAAGGGGGTACAAGTACTGGGTTCGGAGAAAGGAATACCTCATACCGAATTTACTCCTCACGAAGCAACACTGCGCCTGGAATTTGATCCCACGGGTTTGACTTTACTGGAGATCTTTGACAAGATAAAACTTACACCCAAAGTACCTTTTGCAAGTGCTAATAATTTTTACAAAATCCTGCGTGACTTTACACCAACCCCAACTTTGGGGGACACAGATGACCACATATACTTTCAATTTAGATCCAGCCCTTTATCGAAAGATCCTAAGTTTTTTGACACAGTATTAGTTATAGATGAGGAGAATGGCCAAGAGAAATGTGTCGTTCAAACAGGTTCCATTGACTATAAACAAGGGTTTAAAATAGAAGATTTTTTGTTTAATTTTAAAGAGGTTTTTGGTGCGCGCCTGGCGCTGAAGATAACCAAGAGTAGTCTATCCAGAGAGAAAGGCAGATTTTACTACCGACTTGGAGAGAAACCTATAGATTCGTACGTACTTGGAGATCTCGTTATGAACGATCCTTTGTTCAATAAATTTTTGTCCATAGACGATCACGAAGCTGCAACCAAAGGCAAGCGTGGCAGTACATATATCCATTTCTTTGGAGATGGTGATGACGAACAGACTGTCAAAGCCAATATAACAATTTACAAAGTTAGAGATAAAGATGAGGTTCTGAGAAGGTATGGATATAAGAAAGGGGAATATTATCTCAATGTATTAGTAAGTAATGCGAAGAGCAGAAGCGCCTTGGAGGATTTTATGACCATCTTTGGAAAGCTAATAAGTTTATACCATAAGAAAGCACCCCAGATAGTTAAAATATATCAGAGTCTACTTAGTCCGACGATATTCCCTCCCGTGTACAAACCCAGAAAACCGTTGCCAAAAGGAAAAAAGACCAAGGTAACACTTAAGGAACAGGCCCCCGAGGTGTTCGTCTCTGGGTACCCGACAAAGTGCGCTAATCAACCTCGTATAATTTCCCGTGTGGAATCCAAGGATCATGACAATGTTATGGAATACCCAAAAACACCGGACGAAGGATTTCCTCAGCGGTGGTATGTATGTGATGAGCATCCGTCACACCCCTATCCAGGTCTTCGTGTTAACGACCTGTCGAACAAAAACATTGTTCCTTACTTACCTTGCTGTTTTAAGACCCGGCAGGACATAAAAGAAGATAAAAGCAAACAAACTAAGCCATATGCTCATTATTTTTACGACATACCTGTTGTTAGCGGGACCGCGATTAATCAACAGAATCTCTTGACTAGAGATTTATTCGCTGATCCAACTCGAAGTGGATCTTTGCTTCCTGAGCAACTTAATGAGATGCTAAATCTTGTTACGTACCGTCCAGATTGGACCTTTGTACGGACAGGTGTTTTTGACTCTAAATCTAGCTTTCTAGAGTGCGTGCTTGAAGCTCTTCAAGAGCACTCAGGGAATAAGGATATAGCTAAACATTTCGCAAAAATATTGCAATACAATTCAAAAGAGGTACATACAGCATACGATAATGTAGTGCGACTTGAGAAAGAGGGTTCCAAAACCAAAAGGAATATACTTGCGGATGCGAAGGCAAAACTATGGGAAGCAAAGAAAACGGAACGAATCCAATTGCTTAACGAGTATCGCATAAAACTTTCTACAAAACCCGCATCTTGTAGCCAAGAGATGTACGACTATAGCGAAGATGAGATAGTAAAAAGTATTCGGGATCCGGATATTTACTTCGACCCGAGATTGTTTACAAATCTCATAGAGAAAACCTTCAATTGTAAGATCGTTCTTTTTAGTCGTGTAACTCCGGGTACTCGAGAACACGAGTACGTTGGGAATGATACTGCGGACTTGAAGATTCCCCGTCACGTTCAAGCTTACTACAAAACAAAAGAGAAGGTTCCTACCATTCTTATATACGAGCGATTGGGCCGAGGAACCGAACAGAAAGAATACCCACGTTGCGAATTGATCACTTACTGGGATGGAGCCAAAGAGTTGAAGACTCTCCATGAACCAGGATCGAGTGTATCAAAACAGATGGAAATTCTTTACGAGAAAGTACGAGAGTCGTACAATCTCACTTGTCCTGTTTCTCAGAGTATATTACCGTTGGATAAACTGAGGGAAAATGTAAAATTAACTCACCAAGAAATTGATTCTTACGGAAAATGCAGGGCCTTAATTTTCCAGTATAAGGGTCAGACAGGT